ACCATTGCTACCGACTGGTCGGGTAATATCAATGACAGCACAACAGTAACCGACTATCAGAAGGTTATTGGCTCACTGATTAACGACTCTAAAAGTAATATCGAAGCTTACCACGACTGGCTAGTCCTTCGTGAAACTGTTGACGTATCTACAGTAGTAGGCACTAGAAACTATAATTTATCGTCTGGACAAGAGATAAAAGTTATCGATGTTATGAATCAAGATCAAGGTACTCACCTTAACCAAGTAAGTCGCCAAACCATGAATACATTTAGATACCCTACTGAAAACTCAGGTGATCCTGTGTATTATGCTTTTAATGGCGCTGATTCTTCAAACAACCTAAAGATTGATTTTGAGCCTAAGCCTGATAAGGTTCATACTATTTCATTCGATATTGTTAAGCCACAAGGTGAATTAAAGCTTGCAGCAACAGTATTAAAGATACCACAAAAAGTGGTTGTCCTTGGCGCTTGGGCTAGAGCTGTATCTGAGCGTGGTGAAGATGGTGGAACACAATCAGGTATTATTTCTGAAGAGTTTAAAGTGTCTCTTAATCAGTCTATTATCCTAGATACTGGCAACGTTCAGTTTGAGCATGACTGGGTAGTTAATTAATGGCTAAGCAGCTCTCATATAAACCTTTAGACAATATTGGTATCAATGGGTTAAACACACAGTCTAATCCATCTACTTTGGATTCTAGCTGGTTAACTAAGGCTGATAACATCGTTCTTAGAGAGTCTGGTCGCATCTCATTTAGAAAAGGGCTGAAGCAAAAGATATTAAAGACAACTGCTAAAATTGGAGCTATTGCTGAAAACGGCGCTGGTGTTATAGTTGCTGCTGTAGGCACTAATATGTACACAGTGGATTTTTCTACTCCTGATACTCCTTGGACTGGTGCTTATGCTACTGGAGGTTCAGCCTCTGACTGGCAAATAATAGACTTCAATCGTGAATTATATTGTGTTCAAGCTGGTCATACTCCAATAGAGCTTGATGGCACTACTTGGACAGCTCTACCTTCAACTGCTGGATATGCAGCTCCTGCTGGAGTCACTACCTTTAATCCAAGCTGTGGAATGGGATTATACGGAAGACTATGGGTTGGTGGTATTGCTGAAGAACCAGATGTTGTTTATTACTCTGATACATTAAATGCCCATATCTGGAGTTCAGGTGCTGCTGGTTATATTGATTTAAAGACAGTCTGGGGAACGGATGAAGTTGTAGCTATCGAGGCTTTCTACGGTAAGTTGGTTATCTTTGGTAAACATAATATTGTTATCTACCAAGACCCTATTGACCCTTCTGCTGCTACATTTCAATTAGATGAAGTTATCAGAGGTGTTGGTTTAGCTTCAAGAGATTCAGTAGCTGCCGTAGGTGATGATTTAATATTCTTATCTCCTACTGGATTACGCTCATTAAATAGAACAACTCAAAAAGATAAAGTACCTCTAACTGACCTATCAAGAAACATTAAAGATACAATTATTAGAAATATATCTCAAAGCACCAAAGTTAAGTCTGTTTATGTCGAAGATGAAGGCGCTTATGTAATGTCATTTGTAGATTTAAATATCACTTATGTATTTGACATGAAACATAAAACACCTAATGATTCTCCAAGAATAACAACATGGTTCTTTGAAACAGATAGAAATCCATCTTGCCTTGCTTATACAGAAACTAAAGGGTTTTTAATAGGTCAACAAGCTGGTAGTATAGCTGGATACGAAGGTTATTATGATAAAGACTATATAAGTGGTGGAACTTATACATCAGCATCATATACTGGAAGCTTTAAAACTATATGGGTTGATCTTGGTGAATCAGTAGTAGCTTCATTATTGAAAAAGATGAAAGCTGTTATTAGTGGTGGCTCTGGTACTTCTGTTGGTATTAAGTGGTATAAAGACTTTGGCGTTGAGCCTTCAAAAACATCTACGTTCTTACTTAATCCTACAGCTAGTGGAACAACTTACTTATACGGAGCTTCTACATCACTATTTGGAGCTGCTAAGTACGCACCTTTATATGGATTAAAAGAATACAACTTACCTTTAACAGGAAGTGCGAAATACTTGCAAATTGAGATGACAGCTGAAACTAACGGTTACGTAGCTTCACTACAAGACATGACATTATTATACAAGAAAGGAAAAATACGATGAGTAACTATACAATTGCAGTAGCTTGGAGTGGTAAGGATGCTTTATCAGATTCAGATGCAGCCAAAGTAATATCAGGTGCAGACTTTAACACAGAGTTCTCTGCTGTACAGACAGCAGTTAACACTAAGGCTGACATTAATGGTTCAGCAAGTGAAGCTTTCAGTGCTACTACAGCATCATCAGCTACCAACACTACTCAAGTTGCTACAACACAGTATGTAACTTCAGCAGTCGCTGCTATACCTACTGTTGCTGCCTTTCCAATAGGCGCAGTCTTTACTACAGTAACCGTTTATGCTGACTCAGCAGCTGTTGTTGCAGTTATTGGCGGAACTACTTGGGTTGCTTTTGCAGCAGGTAGAATGTTAATCGGTGTCGATGGTACATATACTAATGGCTCGACAGGTGGTGAAGCCACTCATACATTAACTGAAGCTGAGCTACCTGCTCACGTTCACAACCATGAGATAGGTTTTGGTGGTGATGGTACGACTGGGCGTCATTCAGGACAAGCAGCGACAGTGAACCGAGGAACTATTGATACAGGTAGTACTGGTAGCGGTACAGCACACAACAACATGCCTCCATATATCGCAGTATATATGTGGAAGCGCACAGCTTAAAAGGAGAAAGACATGGGATTATTTAGTTCATTAGGTACAATCGGTGGAAATATGCTTATGCCAGGCTTAGGTGGCGCTATAGGTGGCGCTATAGGTGGGGCTATGGATGGTAAAGGCTCAACTGGACGAGCGCAAGGTATGCAAGGTCAAGTAAATCAGATGTCTGAATTAGATTATAAGAGATCACTACCTTGGGATGCTAGTGGAACATTCGGTAGTATTAAATATGACCGTGATGGAAAGGCAGTATCTTCAGATTTATCTGCTCCTTGGCAGTCTCAAATGGATTCGTTACTTGGTCGTCAAACAGCCACAGGCGAACAGATTGACAAATATTCAGCTGATCCTGTTGCTTTCGGTATGCAGTTAGCTGCTCAAAAAAGAGCTTTAAGAGAGCCTGATAGAGAGCAACAAAGATTATCTCAAGAGTCTAGGCTACTAGGTCAAGGTAGATTAGATACAACTGGTGGTGCTGGTCAAATTCAGAATACTGAAATGAACTTTTTAAGACAAGATCAGGCTGATGAACAAGCATCATACTTAGAGGCATTAAAAACTGGCACGACTTTAAGAGATTGGCAAAATACTGATAGAACGGGTGCAATAGATATTGGAAAACTACCTCAACAATACCAAGCAATGGCTAATTCAGCTAAAGGTGGAACAAACCCTTATGCTGACGAACAAGTTAAAGCTGCTGGTAATGTATATGGCGCTAAAGGCTCTCAACTAGATGGTATTGGTGACTCACTTATGGGAATGTTTGGTGGTGGTGGTGCTGGTCAATCTAGTATGCCTACGTATGGCACATCTACTACAGGTGCTAACACAGGTGGCTTCCTTTATGGCTCTGCGCCTATGTCTGGCTTCAGCTTATATTAGCAATTAGGAGATAATTATGGCAAGTATGTTTACAAACCCTTACGATGCACAAATAGCACAACAAGAGGCTTCACAAGATAGAGCGTTAGCAGCATCAAAAGTACCTTGGTATCAACGTGGTGCTTATGAAGGCACTAAGATTGGTGAAGAATTTGGTAGAAATTTAGGTGGCATGATGGGTATGCAAACTCCTGAAGACGCTAAACAAGCTAAGATTCAAGAGATCATGGGTCAGTATGGTGAAGGCGCTAAAACAGAAGCACAGTTAAAAGATATTGCTGGTGACTTTGGTAACGCTGGAATGATGGACTTAATGCAAGAAACTTTAAATATGATAGACGGATCTGCTGGCAAAACTACAGCTGCTCAGAAACAGAAATTAGCAGATAGGGATGCAACTTTAGCCTTCTTAGAGGAAAGCAAAGGGGATAAATTAACTCCTAAAGAGGCTGCCTATTTCAAATCTAGAATTAAGTCTGACGTTTCTTTATC